AGAACCTGATGGAACTGTAACGCTTACTCCACCATTTATTGTGACTGGACCAACTGATAAAGCATGATAGTTGTTAGGCACAGTAAAGTTAGCACTCACTGTTGTAGAGTTTACAAAGATTCCGTTAGTTGCACCGACTTGTTCAGAGTTTAATGTATTATCTGCATCTTTATGTCCTGATTTTTCAGCAGGATATGTAACAAATACATTACTTGTGCCTGATAGTGTAATCGCACTACCACTGTTGCTAGACTCTAGTATGGTATCACGAGATAAAGTTGTGCCTGATGCTGTGTAAGTACCTAGACCAACTTCCCAATCATTGCCAGAAGTTATGGCATAGTAGGTTGTATTACCATCACCTATGACTGAAAAGTCTTGGAAACCTGTGACTGCACCAGCAAGCGTGACTGTACTTGTGCCTGTGGTCGTAGTAGTTTCCTGTACTCTATCCTTAACGACTAATGCCATTATTTATCCTTACGCTAATGTTACTGATAAGTTGCCTGATGTAATCTTAAAAATGTCACCAGAGTCGATTGTTTTAGATGTGTCGAGTGGTGTGTGGAATAATAAGTTACCAGATGTACTTGCATCATGTATGCCTATGTGCGTAACTGTACCCCACGATGCGGTTGCAGTAGGAAATGTGACATCAGCACTGTTAGTTGTTACACCATTAGATGGCGCACCCATTGTCACTGCTGTTCTTGCATATGAACCACCTGATACTTCTGTACCTGTATCTGCATCTGTTGGGTCTGTAGTGTATAAAGATACATACACTGTTGCTGGTGATGTGTATGTTGTGTTACGGAGAACAGCATTAATAAGTGCGTTCTCTAAAAAATTACTAAATTCAGCCATAATTGTTCCTTATGAAGTTGTTACGTTTAATGTTGCACTAGAGAATGTTGCTCCCTTGTCGTTTTCTCTGATATTTGCGATTGCTCTATCATACATAGACGACCATACTGCGATTCTTTCATCATTCATTAAGTATGGCTGTGCTTCTGCTAGAGTTGCATATAACAAAGCATCAGGGAAATACGCTAAATAGACATTACTTGCTGTTGATGCACTAATAAAGTCAGGTTTAGCATAATATAGTATTTGAACTGTTTGAGTTCCATCAGGCACTGGTGCAAATTGGAATTCAGCACCTAGCATTGTAAAGTTTGTTGGGACACCTGATTCACTTGTTTTACCATTTCTAAAGAATTTATCTGGTGTTTGGAATTCTAGTGTGTATACAGGATTGCCATCAATATGGATTTCTCTTAACTCTAGAAAGTCGCTAGGAAATGCTATATTCTTATCGCCTGCTACTGTATTAGCAGTTGCTACTTTTAACATTTCTTGCGCTCTTAAATCTCTTGAGAGTCTTTCTTGAGCAAGTTCAATAAAGTCAGGGATAACTGACGTTAAATCTGAACGAGCAAGATAATTCTCTACTGTCGTCACGAATGACGTATAGTTAGTAAATGCCATTTAGGAATCCTTATTTGTGTTTTACGAATACAATGTAACCATTATCCATAGCAACTTCTCTAACCATTTCAAATCTTTCTTTTATCTTTGGTTGCCACCAGGTATAAGGTTGTTGTATCAGATGTGCATTTCTGCCATCTGGAAGTGTTTTTACTGCTGGACCGGTATGAATAGTAAATAGTCCATATTTAATAACGACTCTTTGTAGGTCATCGAGTACATTATCAAGTAACTCAGGTTCTATATGCTCTAGAACATCTATACAAGTTACAAATTCGCATGGTTCAGGCTCATCATCGTAATCAGGATTACTAGGCTCATATGCTTTGTAATTTACTTCTGATTTGATGCTATCTCGTAGCCTTAATTTACCTGCACCATAGTCTAATAAGTCGGTTATTTTAAACTGGTTAATGATGTCGTCTACAATAGGAGCAAAGTAAGTAGATGCTATGCCATAGTTAGGGTTCTCATGCAGTTTCGCCTGCATTTCCCTGTATTCTTCAGATATTAACTGACTCAACGACTTCTTTCCATGTTTTATCTTCTTGATACTTCAATGTCATGCTACGATACCAGGGCATACTAGGCTGTGCATAGCGCCACTGATGCCATTTTGGTACTAAACAGATAGTTTTAACACCTAATGCTGCTGCACAATGCTGTGCGGTCGTGTTGACACCAATCACTGCATCTAATTCTGCAATGAGTGCTGCTGTATCATCGTAATCAGATGATTGCGTGGCAAATGGAAAATACTTCACCCCATCTATCTTCTCATCTACCTCGTAATCTAATGAAATTAAAATCAAATCTTTACGATTCAATAATGATTGTATATCTTCTTTTGTTAGTTTGCGACCTTTTTTATTTGTGCGTTTACTACCACCATGTGTAGTGATGCCAATGACTTTTTTACCCCATGAGTCAAATAAAGAACGCCACATTTGTCTACGTTCAGGGTCAGCAACAAGGTATGTTTCTCTAGGAAAGTCCTTACTATCGTGTCTAAAGAACTCTGGTAAGCCACCAATAGCACAACGATGGTCAAACTTCTTATCTACTAACCATTCTGGATGTTCTTCCAATCTTGTTCCGTGAACTTCCGCCTCAGGGAAGCTCCGTCTAAATAAGCCTTCGAGTTTTGGGTCACAGTCGATGTAGACCTTACGACTAATAGCGATAGCATCAGGTAAACAATTACCATAAAATATCTCATCGCCTAAACCTTGTTCTCCGTAAATAATAATATCTTTGCCTGCTTGCCCATCCCAACGAGATTCATCACCATAGTGCCATTCTTTTCTGAACTTACTATTGAGTGATAGTCCCCATTGTTTCCAACCTTCTTGCCATTTACCTTGTGCTAAATAAGCATGAGCAAGGTTCATGTTAGCGTTTTGGTCATTAGGATTAATTTGCAATGCTAGGTTACATACATCTTCTGCATTCTTCCATTCAGATGTTTGTATAAAGCTAGCTGCTGCATTGCTATATGCTAATGCGTAATTGTTATCTAATTCTGCTGATTTTAGAAAGCATTTGATTGCATCTTCAAAGTTATCTAGCTCATGGTAAGCACGACCTAGTGATGTCCATATGGCTTTGTTGCCTGGACTCTCTTGTAATGCACGTCTAAAGTATTGATAAGCTAATGCTGGTTGGTCACCCATCAAATGGATATAACCCATAAAGTTTAATGTAGCATCGTTATCAGGATAATGTTCTAGCGCTTGGTTAATAAGCGGTAATGCAGAACTGTAATCTTCACGATTAACTAAATCGTGTATTGCTAATTGTATTCTTTGTAATTCTTGTTTATCCATGATTCTTTGTTGTTGTTTTTAACCAAGGATAGTTTGTGTTTATTTCTTTTAGTAATTCTTTTGTTTGGTCTTTATTGTAGATGTCGATACCTTTTTCTTTTAACTTCATCTCAATAACCGGTGGGATACTAGCATAGTGTACCCATGATTCTTTCATACCCTTTTTCCATACATCAGGGTCATTTTGTGCTTGTTTTAACTTCTCAACTAATGGTGTGAAGTCTTGCACATTGTGTATCATGTGTATGTCATTAACAGGGTCGTAATCGTAATATTGTGTAACACCTGTAATTGGGTCTTTATCAAATAATATTGGCATAATAAAAATAGAGGGATATTTCTATCCCCCTATTGTAACATTAAATGCTATTAAGCACCAACGCCTTGTACTTTAGCATGAGCATCAGGGTTATTAACCACTAACGCATATTCTGCTGTCATTAAGTACTTAGTAGAGTCACCAGTTTTAGCTAGTTCTTCTTTTGTGATTGGACGTAAAGATGCTACACCCACATAACCTGGGTCTAAGCATAATACAGCTTCGTCACGCATGAATCTGTCTAGTTTAACTGTGTGGTTGCCGTAGTCTGAAACATACACGTCAGCTGCTGCTGTAATGATTGCTTCATTAGTACCATTAACCATGTGACGTTTCTCTGCAATACCTGCGAAAGCTGAGAAAAGTTTTTTGTTTTTAGAAGACATTAAGATAGTTGTTGGCTCACCACCATCTACCCATGCTGCTTCTAATGCAGATTTTAGGTCTGCTTCAACGAAAGTACCTGCTGTACCATCTGTTGGAGCTGCAACTGCACCACCAGAGAAACCTGGAGTTGTTGCTG